GCTGAGCTCGTTTCGGTCCTATGCCAGGAATTCCTGGAACATTATCGCCTTTATCTCCCGTTAAACATTTTAGAGAAATATATTCTTCTGGTTTTACATCGTAGTGTTCTGACCAGTTTTCTAGCGTGACTTCCTTCCTCGTCACATAAGAAAATCTACTTACAGTGTCTTGAATAAGTAAGTCCCAGTCTCGGTCACTAGATACTAGCCATATATTTTCTAAATCATAAGCATTTTTATGCTTTACTAAGTGTGCAGCAACATCATCTGCTTCTACACCTTTGTATCGAAGCATTATATAATCTTCCGCGAGTACTTCTAATGTTGCTTCAAACTCTTCAAAGAACTCTTCAAAAGCAATTCTTTCTTCTTCACTTTGTTCTGCAAACTTCTCTTTTCTGTTCTGTTTGTAGTCGGGATACAGTTCTTTTCTGTATGAAGATGATCCCCAATCTGCTGCTATAATTACTTCATTGCACCCATAAGAAGATGCAAGAGATTGTACTGTTTTTTGATAGTCATACCTAAAGTCTGTTCTCCCTTGGTGTTTCCATCGGAATGCAAGATTTAGTGCATCTACTATCAGTGTTGTTTTTGTATCTAATATTCTGTCCTCAAAACTAAACGCCATTTAAAAACTCCGGCTTTTCATTTTTTAACCACTCATCTGCAACCATAACATGACAGCCCAAAAAATTTATATTGATCCACAAAGAAAAATTCTTAGGCTTATCTTTTACTACTACGAATATTGGCGAGCGATTATATTTAAAAAACAACAGCGGCTCTTGGTTACCTTGGTGCGCTTGTTGTACTACTTTATTCCACCATCGAATAAGATTATTTGTTCTAGGCGCAGTAAAAATTTTATCAGTAAGAGGAGACTCAGAATAGTTTTTTACTTCAATACAGTACTTATTCTTTTCATGAGGAACATATAAATCTCCTTTCAAATACTCAAGAGCCCCGGAACTCGGGACTCTTTCAAACTGAAGGCCGGTATGTTCTCTTAATAAATCTCTTACTAGATATTCTCCTCGAGCACCTTTTGCTCTGCTGTCTACCACAAATCCCTCTCTATTGTCCGAAGTATATCTAGCTTTTCTTTATACTCTGCGAGCTTCCCCAGCTCATCTTCGATTGCTCCAAGAATATCGGGATGCTCTCCAATACCTACAGGGGATTGAAAATAAATTTTAATATTTGTTTCATGGTATCGGCACTTACCAAGTAAATATTCTTTCATGTTTTCACTCATAAGATGCGCCGTAGTGAGTGTCATTCCTTCGTCTGTCATTCTAACCTCGATATATTTCCTGATTTAACAACTTCTACTTTTTCAAGTAAAGGATGTGTCCATCCGTGACTAACAACGTAAGTATTGAGATCTTCTTGTAACAATACTTCCACTAATTTTTCTCTACCAGTTTCATCTAATACATTAATTACCTCGTCAAGAAATAAGATATTAATTCTAGATTTTGATATACTACTCATTAGCTTACGAATAGCTATGAGTGTCGCAGTATTAACTCTAGCAAGTTCACCACTAGAGAGAGCAAGAATATCCACAATATTGCCGTTGTCAGTAACTTGAACGTTAAGCTTGTCATTCGACACAACAAACTCCAAAGTGAACCTACCATCTGATAATTCTCCTAAGTAATAGTTTGTAAGTTCTTCTAAGTCTTTTACAAGATTTTCAATTTTATATGCAATTAATCCATTTGTACTAAATGCTTTCTTTAGCACTTCTAAATTATTTGCAATATCTTTTTCGGCAACTAATTCCTCAGTAGCAGAATTTAATTGGCTTTCGAACTCGTCTGTTTGTTCGAGGATGACTTGAATTCTTGTGTTATGTTTTGTGATTTTTTGATTATTTCTTGCTGTCTCTTCCAACTGCTCTTTAGCTTGAACCAAGTTAGCTCGTACTCTTCCCAAGCGGCTTTCAAGCTCTGCTTTGTCCACGAGGGCCACTGGCAGAGTTCTGTCAATACTTCTATAAACTTCTTGCCACTCTCTTTCAATTTTTCTGGCACTGTCATACTCGGCATTGTCTCGTTTAATTTCTGATATTCTTCCCTCAATTTCATATTCTTCCCTTCTATTTTCTGCGATCTTTTTAGTCTCTATATCAATTAGCGACTGTTTAAACTTCGGGTCTACGTCTTGCTCACAAGTAGGACAATGATCCCCCAATTTTTCTAGCTTTGCCAAAAGTTTCTTTGACCCCGCTACGGCCCCACGAAGATTTCCTAGTTCTGACTGTAATTTATCATAGGATCGTTTTTCGGATACAGTACAAGATTGTGCTTTTTGTAAATCTATCTTACTCAGCATATCTTTGTATGTATTATTTTGTACAATTTTTTTATTTTTTTCCGAAATATTTTCCAATTCAATCGTAATGTTGGCGACTTCTTTCTCGTCCTCTGATGTGTCGATTGAAATTTCTTCGAGTGGCAGTATGGTTGTATCACTCAATTTATTATCATGCAACCATTTTTCTATCGTTCCTATCTTGGATTCGATTGAGGCCAGGTTTATATTATGCTTTCTTGATTCCTCTTTAAACAGCTCAAATAACTTTACATAGTGCTCTAAGTGTAACAGATCAATTAAGAACTTTTTTCTATTTGTATCGGTCGCAGTGAGAAATTGTAAACTGTTATTAGTGTTTTGATATACCAGTTGGGTGAATGTTTTGAAATCAATACCGATAATATCTTGTAGTGTCTTATAGGTATTGGTTGCCGTGTGTGAGCTGATATCCTCTCCATTTTCGAGGAGTCGAAGTTTAATACTGGACTTTCGGTCGATGAGAACCTCATAGTTTTTTTCATCCTTTGTAAAACATAAATGAATGTGATAACCGTTGTTCACATATCTATTAGGTATGTCTGCTTTTTTGATTCCTTTGGAGTTTTTATTGTACAGGGCTTCTTCTATAATTAAAGGTATGGAAGACTTTCCCATACCATTTGTACCAACAAGTTGAGTAACTGTATTTGTACTTAAGTCTAATTCATTGTCAGCACCGTAGCTAAAGCAGTTACTCCATTTCAATTTTTGAAGAGTAATCATTAAATACACCTACTATATTTGGTATTTGTTCGGAAGAGATTTCTAGAATATAAGTTAAATATTCTACAAGCTCTTCCTCTAAAGTCATTTCATTGTCTATAATTAGTGTCGCTTCTGTATTTCGTTTAACTACTTTTTTATCAAGTAAATCACTATTTTTTACGTTGGCTAGTTCTTGCATATCTCCTTCTAGCTCGTAAATAGTATGGTGATAATCTGTAGGTAACATCTCTTTTGGGTCCGCGACGGTTTTTCGTATCAACTGCGGCAGTTCGAATGCATCCCAAATCCAACTCCAGTCATCAGGGTTAATTAGTAGATAGCCCGTTTTTACTTCTGTTCTATGAAAAGAAGTTGTCATTGGAGACCCGGGGTATACAATATTTCTTTGACTATTACTGTGGGCGTGTAAATCGCCCGCAAAAACGATAGGAAAATCCTCAAATCTGTCTAAGTCCACCTCTGGCTTGACGTGTGGAGGTATTTCTCCTCGTACATGAGTAAATAATGGTGCTGTTGATATAAATTTTTCAATGCTTCCTTCTCTGTGGAGATCGGCGTAAGGAAGAATACTAAAACCAAGATCGGAATCATAGTATGAAATATCCGCTATCTTTACAAGTGGGTTTATATCTCTACTAACTTGTTTTAGTTGAGTAAAGAATGTTTTATTTTTCTTTGTTGCTTCATGGTTGCCGTCATAGATAAGAGTTGGAATCCCTACTTCCCGAATAAACGAGAAGTAGAGTTCCAGTTCTTCCATGTTCGGCAGACGGTCAAAAAGATCCCCGCCAATAATGTGCATTTCGCACTGTTTTTCGAGACTGTGTATTTGCTCGAAGAATAATCCATAGCGGTTAAGTGCCCAGTCCTTGGGCACATTTTTTTGACCTAGCTTTATATGCCAGTCTGCCGTAAATAAAATCATGTCAAGTCAAACTCTTCGCCTAGTTCTTCGTCAACATTTGCTGACTCTTCTCGAATCTCATCGAGCAACTTCTTTTGTGCATCAGGCGTAGGACGAGGCATAACATCATCCATTGACTTAAGCTCAGAGATGGCTTCCATCTCATCTTCGCCGAGAGCACGCTGCTTGCACTTCAAGACCTGGAGTTGATACTCTACATTGTAGGGCAGAGGTCCAGTCTTTACTCGCTTAAACTTAACATCCCAGCCAGTCTCTGGGTCTGTAGGATCGCCCAGGTCTTCTGCTGCTGTAAGAATAGCTTCAAAGAGCTTCTTCTTGAGATTGATGATCTTGACTTCTCCTTGGTCAAGACACTGCATCGCGTAGCTCCAGCCACACTTCAGATCAGGATAGTACTCACGTACCCAATCCTTTTCCATGTTATTGAATCGCTCTTCATTGCGATCAAATGAAAGACACTCAAAAGGAATGTTCTTTCCGTTCTTACCTTCCAGCCAGTACACATACCGTGCGAGTACATCACCTACGAGACGAACTTCGTTGTCTCCGTCACGATATGAATAAGATGTAATGCTAGACTTCTTTGCGCCGCCAGCGGCTTTGTTAAATGATAGTGCCATTAGTGTAATTTCTCCTTTGGGA